ACAACTCAAAAAATAAAATTAAAATATATAAGGAGGAATAAAAATGAATTTGGAAAAAAAATATAATGAAGAAGAAGAAAAAGCAATTAACATGTCAAGAGAAATGGCGGGGGTGTCACCTATCACGCAAGATAATGAGAATAAAATAGTTGAAAATAAAGAAATTAAGAATGAAACAGCAGCAGTTGAAGCTGTAACAACAGAAGAAACGGCAGAAGAAATAAAAGAGAGAAGAAATGAGAACGAAAGAAATAGATTGAAGCAACAAGGTGGATTGCGTCCTAACCAATTATTTCATTATACTTTGATTAATTGGGACGGAAAACCTCAAGATGTAATTTGTAAATATCCAACAACAAAAAAAGCATCGAAATATTCTAAAATGGAGCTTGATCCAGGAACTGGTAAAGGAGTATTTTTATTTGCTGATGTAGTCAACGATTTTTATAACGATGAATTACTTCCAAAATTTGAAATTGAAGATTTTCCTTCTAGTGAAATTGCAGAATTAGCTGCTTTCCTATCGGAAGTGGTAAGAAATCCCTTCTTTAAATAAAAGTTTAGCTTTTTTTTACGAAGGTAAGTTGTATATCAACAAAGATGAAATGCTAAGAAATATAACAGAAATTGAAAACTTGGCATTTCAGCTTGAATTAAATGACAATTTTAAAAGTTTTAATTCATTTGAATTTTTAGAAAGATATAACAAGAACGATATTCCTGAAAAAGAATTTGAGACATTTTTAAAGATGTGTTTCTATGATACAGAAATACAGAAAATAAAAGAGCGGGAACAAAAGAAAATGAAGAAAGGAAGATAAAATGGCTAGCGGAGTAGGAGTTACTTATGAGTTGGAATTTGTAATAAAAGACAAAAATGCAAAGCAATGGATACAGTCTATGCAAAAGGAAGCCGAAAGGCTAGCCAAGGCATTAGATAAAATTACTTTAAACAATTTCAACAAACAGATTCAGCACATGCAGAAGCATTTGCAGTCTCAAGGAGATAAATTAAAATCACAGCTTAAAACAGCACAGGATATGATGAAGTCGCTTGGAACGGGTAAAAATGTAAAAAGCGGACTGGATAATGTAAAGAGAGAGACACAGGAAGCCAAAAAGAAAATGGATGAACTGAACAAGGCAAAGGAAGCAGTCGGAAAATCAGTTAAAAATCCTCTTGGAAATGTTGCAAAAGGTGCTGATAGTGCAATGAAAAGAGTTAAGAGGCTTTTAAATAAAGTTCGTGACGGAGCATTGTATAAAGCAGGAAGTTTTATTACACAAGCTGGAATGGAAGCGCTACAGGAATACGGACAGACCGATTACGAGTTGCGTGGGGCTTCTGCCAAAACAGGCGGGTATGGAACTGACTTAAAAGAGTACAGAAAACTTACAAAACAAGTTGGTGGGGCGACTAAATTTAATAATTTAGATGTCGCACAAGCTATAAATGCAGGAGCAACTTTAGGGATAAAAAAAGATGAGATGAAAGAAATTATTCCATCGGCTGCAAATTTAGCACAAGCATTCAATTCGGATATTACGCCAGCACTTGAAATGGTAAAAATGCACATGAATTCTTATCAGTTATCCGCAAAAGAAGCGCAAAAAGTAACTGATATGATAGCTGTTACATCTAAAAATACTGCGGCGGATTTGCCAAGACTTGCTGAAGGTTTTAAATACGTTGGAGCTTCTGGAAAAGCATTAGGGGTTCCTATGGAAACAGTTTATGCAATGCTTGGTAAAATGAATGACAACGGATTGATAGGTTCTACTGCGGGCACAGGATTAAATCAAATGTTTGAAAGTATGAAAGATTTTAAAAAACGAGATAAATTAGAACAATTGATTGGTAAGGTTACAGATGAAAAAGGAAATTTACAGGATATGACTTCTATTTTGGAACGGTTAAAAGGTGTAACTGACAAAATGGGAAACGCTGACAAGGCTGGAGTTTTAAAAACTATATTTGGAGTTCAAGGTGGAAGAGCTGTAAATACTTTGTTAAATGGAAGTATTGAAGATTTAAAAAAACTTCAAAACGAAATAAAAAACAGTAGTGGAGCAGCTGAAAAATTAAGCAAGTTCATGATGCAGGGAAGTGCTGGAGCAGTTGAAACGTTAATGGGAACAATGTCAAGCACGTTTGCGGCGGTATTTGATTCATTAGAGCCTTTATTAGTCCCAGTTGCAGGACTGTTTATGGGAATTGCTGAGGCAATAGGGCAAGTTGCAGAAAAAGCTCCTTGGCTGTTACAGTTGGTTTCTGTTTTAGGAGCGTTGGTTGTAGGAGAATTAGTTTTTCAGAAGTTGAAAGCAAGTATTGGGCCTTTTATAAACGGAATAAAGGAAGCAATTGCAAGTGTAAGTTTATTTAAATTAGTTCTTTATGGGCTGTTGGCGGTTGGATTAGTTGTGATATTTAATCTATTTAAGCAATGGCAGGATTATTTACAGGAAAATGAAGCGGTCAGTAAAGAGTGGGAAGGCGTGTTATTAAATTTAACCTATGCCCTAAGTGCTTTAGGCGATGCAATAATGTCAATTCTAGGTGCTTTATTTGGATTTAATACAAGGCAACAGGATGCGGCGGATAAAACTAAATTTATGGGAATGACCGCCGAAGAAGTTGCAAGAAAATTAAAAGATTTTCAAAAAAATATTTTTGATTTAACTGTAAAGCTTCAAGAAATGAGAAGATGGGTAGAAGAAAATAAAGAAAAAATAAGATTATTTGGAACAGTATTTTTAGTTTTAGCTGCAGGAGTTGGAATTTTGTGGGCTTTAGTTGCAGCACAATCTGCTTTCAATGCGGTAGCGGCGTTGAATCCGTATGTTTTAATTGCAGCAGCTATAATCGCAGCAATAATAGCAGTGGTAGCGGTTGTTAAATATTTTTGGGATACAAATGAAGGTTTTAGAAATGCGATGATGTCTATTTGGAACACAATTAGTCAATGTTGGGCTATAGTAGGTTTTATTTTTGGAGGAGTTGTCGGTGCTGTAATTGCAAATTTACTGCAACTATGGACACAAAATGAGACATTCAGAGAGTTCGTAACAGCAGTTTGGAATTACATTGGTTCGGTATTTCAATTGGTAGGAGCGATAATAAGCGGGATTGTTATGGCAATTGTAAATGTTGTATCAATATTGGTTAACGCAATAATAAATCTTTATAATACAAATTCAACATTTCACGCAATTGTAACAACAGCTTGGAATGCCATAGGCGTATTAATTCCTGCCATAATTGGGATGATAGTAGGAGGCCCAGTTGGAATGTTTATAGGTGCATTAGTTAGTTTATACACTCATAATCAAACTGCAAGAAATTTAATAAATTCCGCTTGGAACGCAATCAAATCAGCTGTATCATCAGCTATATCTGCAATAATAAGTAGGATTCAAGCAGCAATTTCTGCGGTACACGGATTAATAAACGCTTTCCAATCAGCAGGAAGATTAGATTGGGGTGGAGTTAAAGCTGGTGGAGCGCAATTCATTGGTGGAGTTAAAGGAGTTGTGACTGGACAACACAAAGCAGTCGGAACTAACAATTTCCAAGCTCAAGGCGGTGGTGGAATGACTGCCATTGATGAACACGGAGATGAAGCGATATGGCTTCCAAACGGCTCTATGGTTGCAAGAAACACAACAACCCTTGATATGTTGAACAATTTAAAATCAATCAAGAAAAATACACGTGGAGGTACAAAAGAAACAGGAACAGTTGTTACAAATAACAATAAATTTGTATTCAATGTTACTGGAACTGACGAAACATTGCAGGAATTGAAACGTGAACTTGAAAAATTAGGGATAGTGTAAAGGGGGATAGAATGCAAGTATTAGATTTTTTAAAGACAAAGTTTGCTGAATTTGAAGTTCAGAAAGATAAGCTTGAAAAACTGTATTTGAAATATTTTGGTATTAAGCCTAATGGATTTTTAGGCACTATACCCCTTTTAGTTCTTTCAACTGATTACAGCCAAGATAATGAGATAACAGGTTATAAATCTTATTTAAAGGACAATTTCAATGAAAATATGTTTATAAATCCATATACTTTGAAAATTGAAGTTATTTTACATGGTAAAGAATGGAAAGATGAACTTGAAAAATTAGTCAAGGAATCAAGGAAAAGAAATTATACGATGTTTATGTATACCAAGTTCAATAAGATTTATGCGCCGCTTGCAATTACAAGTGTAAGTTATTCGGAAAATTACGAAAACTACACAAGTGTCAAAGTTTCAATAAATCTGAAAGAAATAAATTTGCTTAAATTTACTACAGCTGACGGAAAAACAACAACGGAATCATACGTTCCTGAAACAAGTACACAGAACAAGGAAGTTACAGAAGTCAATTTGAATGAATCAATGAAAAATGAATTTGAAATTGATCCTAGAGCAGGAGATGTTATAGAATGAAAAAATTATATAGTTTTGATATTACGTACAAAGAAAATGGCAAGAGCAGTTATAAAATATTGCTTGACGATGGAGAAAAGACGCTTGTAGCAACGTTGGATATTTATAACATCAGGGGGCTTTGGTATTTGGATATAAAAAGTGATAATGAGGACTTGCATATTGGGCAACGGATTAATACTTATGAAGATTTGTTTCTGATATGCAGGAGAAGATATAAGGAATTTCCAAATGTTAAGATGATAGCCTTGCCAATCAATTTAAATGGCTTTGATGTCGAGTTTACAACGAAAACGGCTGGAGTGTTACAAGATATTATGGTGGTGGTTTAATGGCTGAAAATACACAGAACAATGAAAATAACAGTAATTATTATATCTTGTGGGACAGATATGCAAAAGTAACTTTTAAAGTGAAAAACGGAAGTGAAACAGAAGAAATTGAGTTTGAAAGGTTTCGAGTTGAAAACGGTGTTGATTCATCGCCTGACTTCGAGATAGAAACAGAGTTTGACATTACCGAAAGTACGAATATTGCTAAAATAGTTATCTACAACTTAACAGATGAAATGATTAAGAGACTGAAAAAAGGTGTGGAAGTAATTATTGAAGCAGGATACTGGAACGATGGAAAAAACAAGGATATTGGAGTTATTTATAAAGGGATTGTTGAGAGTTTAAAAGGAAGCTGGAACAATGCTGACAAAAAATTTGAGATAACTTGCAATACTTACAACGATGAATACAAGGATACAAAAATTAATTTGAAAGTTGGAAAAGGAACTAAAGCAAGCACAATCATAAAACTTATTTTATCAAATCTGGATAAACTAAAGGCTGGAAAAATAGAGCTTGGGAAAGATATTGATTATAAGGACGGCAAAACTCTACATAACAATGTCAAGCATATTTTCAAAGAACTGGCAAAAGATACGAAAAGTGTTTTCTTTATAACGAACGGAGTTGTGATTTTTCAGCCAAGAGATAAGATAAATAGAGGTGTTTTGGAGTTTGACCCAAATAGATTTCAAGATGTCAAAGAAAATGACGGAACTTATACCTTAAAGGCTATATTTGACCACAGATTTCAAGAAGGTTTTAAAATTAATCTTGATTTGAAAAAGGCTTTTGAACAACTTGAAATTAAAGGAGAATATTTAATTACAAAAGGTAAGCACGTAATGAATTTTAAAACAGATGCTTACACAGAATTGGAAATTAAAACTAAATTTGATGATGAAGAAACTAAAAAGGCTAATGAAATTGAGATTGTTACAGGTAAAAAAGGCAAGAATGAAAAATCTTCCAAAAAGAAAAAGGGCAAAGAAAAAAGCAAAAAAGATGAAAAAAACAAGGAAAACAAAGAGAAAAAAAGCCAAAAAGAAACAAAGAAAGGCAGTAAAAAAACCACTACAAAAAGTAGCGGAAAGAAAAAAGAAAAAGACTGGGATAGAATTGTAAGAACTTATGGAGCAGGAGGCAACAAATGAGAAAAAAGACAGTAGGAGATCATATAGAATCAATGATAAGCGGTAGCTTTGATAATTTAAATACCCTTGCAATAGCTAAAATTGTGGAAGTAGACAATTCAAATATGATTTGCAGCATACAAATGCTTGATATTCCTGAACTTTTTGGCACTCGTGATGAAGTAGAAGTAATCGAAAATGTACCGATTGCTCCAATATTTTGGAGTAGCAAATGCAAAATAAATGCTCCGTTATCTGTAAACGACAAAGTTTTGGTGGCATTTTGTCAACATGATACATTCAATGCACGAAATGCTTCCGAACCTTGCGAGCCAAACTCCAGTGCTAAATTTGACATAAATAACGCTATTGTAATTGGGCAGATAACAAGTGATGCAGAAAAGAATGTATCTAATGACTTCTACATTGCTTACGGCGGAACACTTGTAACAATAAATGATGGTGGAGTTGCCATAAAAGGCAGTTCCATAAATATAAGTGGAGCAGTAAAGGTTGAAGGGGATTTAGAAGTGAGCGGAGACGCTACAATTGGCGGTAAATCATTCTTATCTCACACTAACGGTGGAATGCCGTTGGATTAGGAGGTGAAAATGAAAAGTGTTGAAAGTTGGCAAACTGAAAAAGATAACAACAAAGAAATTGATGTTGTAATGGGGAAAAATATAGTATTAAGTTCTGAAATAGAGAAGATAAGACTAAGACTCGAGAATAAGTTGAGATTATTCTTTAATGAGTGGTTTTTGCACAAAAACGAAGGTATTTACTGGATTAAAAGAAACGAAAACAACGGACAGATAGGAAACTTGCTGGAAAAGTTTAATATCGAAACTCAAGTAAAGGAAACTATTTTGGCAGATGAAGATGTAGCAGAAATAATAAAATTTGAAAGTGATTTTAAAAATGGAACTGGAAATTATAATTTCGATGTAGAAATATTATTAAAAAATGGAAAGACTTTGACAATTTAGGAAAGGGGGAGCAATGGATTTTGGAGTAACGGATACAGGATTTGTATTAAAAAGTTTTTCAGATATTATGAAAGATATAGAAAAACGGTATAAAGTAAGATTGCAAGATAACGAGTACACACTTGACTTTAATACGCCCGAAGGTATTCATTCTGAAGCCATAGGATTTGAATTATCGAAATTATGGGAAGAACTTTTGGACTTTAACAATCAAATGAATCTAAATACGGCAACCGGAATATATTTGGATTATTTTGGAACTTTGTTAAGAACTCCACGAAATCCGGGGGCTTATGCAACCGGACAAGTAAAGATAACAGGAGTGAAAAACAGAGTTATCCCAGCGCAAACTATTATAAAATACGCAGAAAAGGAATATAGGTTATTATCTAATGTTACGTTGGATAAGCTGGATAATAACGAATATTACGGAGTAGGATTTATTCAGGCAGTTGAAATTGGAGACGAGAGCAATATTACAAGTGATGTTTCGTTTACAACTGAATACGGCGGAGTTGCCAAGATTACAAATGATGTCGATATAACTGGTGGAGCAGATAATGAAAGTGATAGCCTTTATAGAGCAAGGTTAAAAAGAAAGCAAACAATCGAACAGACTGCAACGCATTCAGCGTTGTATAACGGACTAATGACGTTGGAAAATGTAAAGAATGTATTGATATTGGATCCCGAAACAGAGCCAGCAACAGAAGCTGGAACTATCAAAATATTTCTCGAAGGAACTCCTGGTGACAAGATTTTTGAAACCATATTGGATTTGAAAGCTGATGGAATATTGACGCTTGCAGATTCTAATGCGCAGACTTTTGAAAAGAAACTGAAAAGAGATGCGTTTGAGAGAAAAATAATCTATAACATTATCAAATACAGCACATTATTAATCAAAGTGGAAGTTTTGGAAGTGAAGAATTCTGATGAAAAAGATAATCGTTGGACGCAACAAATAAAGAAAGAAATATTAAACTATAT